GATTACCGCTGCTAAAGCGATAACTCCCATTAATTTAAAAATGTTCTTCATAAAAGAACTCCTTTTGTGACGTTCCGCTCTGTGGCAGATAATCACATTGATTTATCTGCCTGTATGGCTGTAACGGCGCACCAAGTTTGGGAATTATTCGCACTAAGAATGGGAATTTAACGGCTTCGATTTCGCATTGAGAATAGGAATTTAACGCTATTTTAAGTCTTTTTCAAGGGTCTTTAATCGGTCTTTTTACCTGCTTTATCCGGTGCTTTAATCGGGAAGTTTGCCGTGAATACTTCTACCTTGCCTCTTGGCTTTCCGTATTTATGCGTCATTGGGCAGGTCATTCTGACTTCAAAGGTATGCCATTTATTTCTTTTAATAAAAGCAGACAGGGATTTATTACGGAAAGAACTCAAGAGAAATTTTCCTTTGATATTTTGCAATAGGGTCAAGAGGCTGTCAAAGTCCTCTTGGGTATAGCCATCGTAATGACCCATGTCCGTTCCCACATAAGGAGGATCGCAATAAAAAAACGCTTCCGCTGCGTCTCTGCTTCTGATTACTTTTAGTGCATCGCAGCATTCGATTTGAGCGTTTTGGAGGCGAATAGCATAGTCTTCAGTAAAGTTGAGTTTTTTATTATTTAATTTTTTAGTTGTGCCACTGGTTGTTTTATCATAGCCAAAACCGCCATCGAGCATACAGCCATAAGAGGAATTTGCCAGCATCCAGATTGCCCATGCACGTTTGATTCTGTCAAACATTTCCGGGTTCTGATATACAACCCATGCTTGGGTGTGCAATTTCCGGCTGTGTAAACTAATAGCCACTTCTTTTTCAAGAGAGGTAAAATCCCTCTTTAAAACCTCATAAAAATTGATGATCTCCCCGTTTGTGTCGTTGATGATCTCAACCTTTGATGGTTCCTTAGCAAAAAATACTGCAGCACCTCCAAGAAATGGTTCGCAGTAAATTCGATGAGGCGGGATAAGCCCTAGAATTGTTTTTGCAAGCTGTTGCTTGCCTCCGTAATACGAAAGCGGTGTTTTCAAAACACTCTCCTTGCGCTTGCCCGGTAGTTACATCTACCGGGTTTCTGCTTGTTTTTAGTTACTGGCAACGCCGGATAGAGTATTGATTTCATTCCGCCATGCTTGACGTTCAGCAATCTTATCAGCATATTCGGATTTTGTTGCAGAGCCTTCTGCGATTTTTGCAGATATATAATCCGTGTCAGCTAATTTCTTTTTTAAATCAATGACCTTTTGAGCATTGGCATCAGCGGCTTTCTCTTCATCAGTTTTGCCAATGAAAATTTTGCCTTTGATGATCCGCGCAAGGCAGCCAGCGGCTTCAAATTCCTCATCGGAAATTTCCATATCGGCTTTTTCAATGCCGTCCATTTCCTTTAAAGATTTCAGACTGGTATGATGAACCACACCGCCATCTTTTTTTGCTAAATACACCATAAAATCCTCCAAGTAAGTTATGAGACTTTATGGAAATCATAATTTTAATGAATAAAAATATTCAAAGAAAATATTTGAAAAAATTATTTTAATTAGCGTAACAAGGAAACATTTATAAATAATAACATCGCTTATATGCGATATTTTGAATTATAAAAAAAGATTATCATAGTATTTGTCAATTTTCAATACCTTTTTATATACTAAAAATCTTTTTAAATAATTACCTCGCCATGATTGGTACGATTCTCTGATATTATTATAATTCATTTTTCCCGCCGCTAAAAGTTTTTTAAACTTTTTTAATTTTCGTTTCATGCGAATAGAAGATGCACGGCATGGAAGCCGGAGAACTTGACCATTTTCTTTTAAAGAATATCTGCCTTTAAGGAATATCAGCCCATGAGACAGTTTCACAATTTGGGTTTTCTTCATGTTGACTGTGGTGCTTAACTTTTCACATTCTTTTTGAATTTCTGCAAGGCAATATTCAAGAAACTTTTTATCATGATGTATTAAATAAAGATCGTCCATGTATCTACCGTAAAATTTCACTCTTAATTTTTCTTTTATGAAATGATCGAGTTTATCGAGATAATATATAGCCGCAATTTGTGAAACCTGACTTCCAAGTCCGAGAGCTTTACCATCACCGAAAACACGAATAAACTTTTCTGTAAGCTCCATGACGCGCTGGTCTTTTATCTTTTTTCGTAACATAGTAATCAGAATGTCATGGTCGATATTATCATAATATCCTTTGAAATCCAGTTGTAAAGCATAACCTTCATTTGAAAAATTATTGAATCTGTAATATTTATTTAAATGAGTAATTAACCGCCGGACTGAAAACATAACTCCCTTATTTTCTAGAGATGCTCCGTTATCATAAATAAGAGAGCGTGTAAATATCGGCGATAAAACCTGATCGCAAAGGCATTTTTGGATTACACGCTCTGCGATCTGAATACCTCTTATATCTCTGACCTTTCCACGTTCCCTCAATGTAAAGCGGATGAAACCTTGCTGAACATTTTCTCCGGTGATTAATTTTCTTTTGGCTTCGATTATATTTGCGATGTGATTCATCTCATACCGTTGAACGGATTCTTTCCAGCCCAAATTCTTTTTTGATTCCTTAAAAGCAAGGTTTAAATTATCAAGGTCTGTAACAAGATCGAAATTATCAATCTCTCCGATCCATTCACTGAACTTTGAATTGCGTTTTGCTTTTCGTCTCTCATATCGACCTTGCCGCCGTTCTGCACTTGTCAAATCCAACTCCTTAATTACCCTGTATAGCATCCGCCGGGCTTTAGGCCACAATGACATCGGCCCGGCGGTACACGCCGTTATGCTACATAACATCACCGGGTATGAAACGGCAGAGACGTGTACACCGCCGCCATGCAAGAAGCGTTCACCCGTATGTATCAGGGTTATAATTCACCGCCATTATAAGACGGCAGGACGTTTTCTCCTTCTGTGATTGGGTAAATCGGCTAATAAACCTACACTTAGTTTACCTTCACCGAATCGGGGGCCACACCGCCGGACGAAGACGCATTATTGTTGTTGTTCGCATTTAGATTGTTGTTCACATTACAAAAGTTAGAAGTAGAGGCTTTCAAAAAACGCCCTTTTATTTTTTTCCGTTTTTCTCCTTTATCTTTTCAGCAATTTTATTGTTGGCTTTTCGCCAACCTTTCAACAATTTTATTTCATAAGCAATCATCTCATAATAAGGCTCAAACTTTTTCATGCTGATTGGCAAAATATCATCGCAATATTCTATTTCCTGAATAAGCTGTTCGCAGTTGATAATAGCTCCGGTCTGGTAACGTCTTCGGAGAATCAATTCATCAGTGGTGATTGGATATACAGTATTTGCTGCAGTGATGTTCATCATCATGTTATGTAAAATACCGATAATTTTTTCCCGAAGGTGAGAGATAAGCCAGTCAGGAAATTCTTCCTTGATTTTTTCCGGCTCTTCCCCGGCGCGTTTCTCAATCCTAACTTTATCTTTGACTCCAAAATCTCGCAAGAGCCAATTGGTCATTTCTTTTCGCAACTTCCGCCCATTGTGATAAAACTCAAGGCTGGATAAGCCGCGCTTGCTTTTAAGAACCATAATTTATTACCTGCAGAATTAATTTGTTTTCTGCTTGAGTTTGTCAGGGTTTCTCCAATAAACATCAAGAATTGCCTGAATATCTGCAAGAGTTTTATCTGAAATAGATTGCTCTGGAATGTCACCAGTAACTAAATATTCCACTGTTGTGCCTAACGCTCTTGCGATCTTTAAAGCTTCATCAGCTCTTGGCAGGTTTTCATGTCTGCGATATGCGTTATAGGATGCGAGAGAAAGTCCAGCTTCACCTGCAACAAACTCAATTGTTTTATTTCCAGTTTTAGCTAAAGACTTGACACGCTCATAAAAGTCGATAAAGTCCATTGCTAAAATATATCTGAAAAATTTCGCTTTTTTGCGAAATAACAGCCTATTTATATCGTTTATAGGCTATTTATAACAGTTTTTATATCGCAATAAAGCGATATTCAAAAATTTGAAATCGAGCCGCTTCGCGGCTAAATTATAATCGACAGCCCGCTTTCGCGGGCTGTACTCTTGTTACACGTCTTTTCTTAACCCGCCCCACAAGGGGGCGGGATTCAAGATGTCCGTGTGCTACCGCACACAGAAAGCGGGGGCCACACCGCCGGACGAAGACGCAGTATGGTAGTAGCTCGCATGGAGATGGGTGGGCACAATACAAAAGTAAGAAGTAGAGGCTGAATGCGGTGTCGCTTCCCACCACCATTGTCGCGAACCGTTATATCTTTTTCCCTTGTAAACAGTAAAGAAGAAAATAGGATACTGTCCGGGAGTTCCACAATCCCATTCCACTTCACCACGCGATGGATATCCCCAAACTTCGCGCTCGGTTGGTAAGAACACAGTGTCAGTAATCCATGATGCGCTTCCTTTGGTAGATAAATAACGACGAATAGGATACAGAAAATCGCCGATGACATTTTTTAAACCAAGCATAAAAACACCTTCAAGATATGTTCTTAATTCTGTCGCATTATATCCGCCAGTGTTTGTGTCGGTTGCGTTCATCCTTTTTGTTAGAGGACAATTTCTGAAAGTAAATAAAATATGATTCTGTGTGTTTTCTGTATCACCAGCATTCTTATAGTGATTGAAACCAGAAACCAAAATGCGAAGATTTCTATAATCTGGATTCCATGTGTAAACTGTTGTGCCGTCATCAAGAGACGGCAAATCGATGTAATCGCCGATCCTGATTCCACGAAAATCTGGAATCTTTGAATTGTCAATCTCACCGTTGTTATTACAACGGCGGCGAATTTCAATCATTGCCTCGGCAATACTGTTGACTCCGAAAACATCAAGGAGGCTCCGGCTGTAACCTTCGATCATATCGCCATGCGTTGTTAAAGCATAATCAAGTTTGTGATCTTCATTACTCTTGCCTTCCTGATCCCTCAAGAGTATTGTGCCGGGAACATCATCGGGTGAGAAAAGGCTCTCTTTGAATTCCAATTCATCATCGCCGATTTTGTATACATCTTTATCAAGGAAAAAAACCTTCCCCTTGTTTGTACCTGTTTTGATGAAAATAAATTTGTAAGTAAAACAATCGGCGTTCACGCTTTGATATCCGGGGAAACGATTCCACGCGCCAGTATGCGCTTCCCAAAAACCATTCTGTTTTTTATCAGTCTGATCTTTCAAGAATACAAGATCGCCAACGCGCAATTCGATGCCGTCAATCTCCATAAGACCGCCGGAATTTACATCCACATTTTCAGTGGAAGCCGCAGCCGGAGTGTGTGGGATATATGCAAACTTTGCAAATATCTTCATCGGTTCCACTCCGGTTTTTTTAATACGTGCCAGCAAGGAAGGTTCGCTTTCACGCGCTGCTTTCACCTCATCGGCAAAGTCTTTAAGAAATTCTGTTCTCGCCGCCAATTGTTTGGCTTGAATATTTGCCGTTCCTTCTTCGCCGCCAGCCCATCGAGTGTCAAGTTCCACCCGCCAGATATCCTTCACCCACTGTTTAACTACTGTTAAAACTCCCATTTCACTACCTCCATATAGTCTTTAAAAAATGATTATCCATTCACCCTCAAGGGCGATGTCTGATGCCTTTGGAATTGCTTTTTCCCGAACCTTACGCGCAAAAAGCGTTCCGTCTTCGCAGAGAAGACCGAACTCCATAATGTCTTTGCCATTCGCTTCCGATGCCAGCAGGTTCCACCTGAACTCTGCATGACCTAATGCGGGATATCCGACAGCGGAAATATTTCTGACAAATGAAGAAACTATTTCCGTATCATCTGGTGTAGGAATATTTCCACTTGTGCCGAATGCAATTTTTGAAATGTGTTTTCCTTGCATATCTCCGGCAAGAAGATGAGCAGCGGCGTTTTTAGCTCCGTTAACAATGAGATTATGATCTTCATAACGCTCAAAGAGCTTTCCACTTTTGTACACCCGCATGATGAAGTGTCCCCTCATAGGGATCGCTTCCCGAAATTTAATTTTCATAAAATAACCTCCTCCTCAAGAAGTACATCCCCTGAATAATAAGGGCCGTCAAAATCTGAATATGTTCCATCGCAAATAATTGAACCGTCACACACCTTTGCCCAAGGTGTTTTTGTACCATCACATCTAAGTAATCTGTAAATGCGGAGTGTCATCGGGCCGTCAACAATGGAATCCGTGTTACTGCCATTACATAAAAAAGAACCGTCACAAATGAAATCAACCTTCATGTGATCTTCAAAAGGTTTCATTGTAATTAACGTATTGGATGATTCAATCAATCCATTTTTTAGGCTTATCGGTTTTGTAATTTCAATTGGACTGTATAAATCCTCGATGCCTGTACAATCCCATGAGCCATCACAGAACCTTCGACCGTCTGCATTAATTTCATCAATGATGTAATCAGAGATGCTTCCGATGACTGAAATATAATGATTACATTTATGCGTTCCGTCACATTCCCAAGTTCCATCACACAGAAGCTCTTTACCCTGATCGCAATAAAATTGTCCGTTACAAATAAAGTCACCTGCAAAGGAATCCACATCTCTCCGGCGTACTTTTAATTTCAATTCATCACTCATAGGCATGGTATCAATAAAGTGGAACCATTCAGAAACCGTCAATTGAATATTTGGATCGAGAAGTCCGTCGAGGAGGCTGTGAAGCCAAATCCTGTCATCTTCGCGTAACTCTGCAATATTAAAATATACTTTTAGGAAATCCTCTTTAAAAACAAAATGATCACCGAAACGCCCATGAAGTTGATCTAAAATATATCCGCGCTCTCCGGCTTTCATTAAGAAAAAAGACGCTGCGCTGACACGCTCACGATATTCCTCTTCGCTATCAAAAGGAAATTCCGGTATAGATAACGCCTCGCCATGTTCTCGAAGTTTTTCAGAATCAGCCAAGTAAGGGAAAAAAGCGTTAAATGCTTTTATCGCATCTTTTCTGACAATATCAAACACACGCGCAATAAATGAAAACAGAGAACCTCTATTTTTCTTTTCAATGCCGGGAGGATCGATATTTTTCTGAATCCAGTCTTTCATTATACAGACCTCACTGCGGTAATATTGGCAACAATAATTGTCCGTTCACTAGGTTGGACATCTCTGTCAGGCGATATGATCTCAATGGTTTTCAGTTTCAGCGGTTTATATAAATCGTATAAATCTTTTATAGCAAACCTTCCACCAATGCCAAGGTTATGCACATAATTCTCCGCAATAAGAACGACATCACCTTCTGATGCATCGCCTGAATACTCAATTACAACTTCAACATTTTTTATTTCAGGTGCTTTCACTTGCACATCAAATGCCATTAATTCATGGCTGTGTAAATTCTCTTCAACCGCTTTTATCAATTCGGTGCTTGGCTGTCCGTTGACCGCTGCGATAATAACGTCAGTACTTCCCGGCCCTCGCGGAGCCCTTATAATTCGCGCAGCCCTAACGCCGTCAACCTCTTCAGCATGGAACTTATAAACCTCTTTTGTATCTCCTAGTATTTGACTCTTCCAGCGGCTTTCAATACGCGCCCGGTAACTTTCATCATCCTCTTGGTTCTGTCCGGGACTGGATATCCAATCATCCTCAACAGATATTTTTTCAAGTCCGTTAATTACACGAGTTAGGCGAATATTCGACCCACTGCCGATGTTGTATAAAGAACCCGGACGCTCGGCGATAACAGGTACCGCAAATGTTGAATCTTTTTCAAAGGACACATCTTCGGAAACTTTAAATCTGATATCGGTACCATGAATTACAGCCCATGTTCCTGCAGATATCGATCCGTCACTATAAGATGTTCCGGTAAAAACACCGACAGCTTTCTCTTCTTGTTTTCTGACTACTCCTAAAAGCAATCCCCAAAAAGACAGAAATATTCCTGTCGCGCCTTTTAATGTTGCATTTTTATAAACTTGATTTATTGCGGACTGATAAATAAAAATTACTATTCTGGCAATCACTTCAATGAAGCCACGCAGTACTCCAGTGCTTTTGAAATTAGTCAGTCCAGTTTCCTCTTTGGCAATTTTAACAATATCATCGCGGATTTCTTTATCGTTTTTATCGATCCATGTTTCAGCCATTTTTCACTTCCCCCTTTGAAAGATCGTATTCCAGTACTGCAGGAGTGACAGCTTTCATTGGACTAAATCCAAGCCTGAATTTTTTAGCGTCTCTCTGCTTCGCTTGCACTGAAGCCGGATCGACTCTTGCGTCTGCTGTCGCAACACGTTCTAGTTCTGAAATTACCGCACCCGGATTGCTTCCTGAATCGTTGAGCATCAACATCAAAGTACTTCCAGCTTCTTTATCCCACAGAAGTCTTCCCGGAGTTATTTTGAGAGTTTGATCAATGTCCTGTGCAACACAAGCAGAGCCGGAAACCAATTCCACATCTCCATCCGGCGTGAAAACAATATCATCGTCAACTAACAAAATATCTGTTCCGTAATCCATCACGACACCTTCCCTGTTCCTGTACCTGTAACCGGATACGGCCCTGCGGTTCCGGTAACGATTGTATTGACTTCTGCGGCCGATGTAATATGTTCAACTACTCTTGAGGCTATAGCTTCAGCAAGCATATCTGCATAATCGTCTGATGACATTCCTGCACCTTCATCGCAAGCGTTAAAAATCAATTTAAAATCTGTTTTTAAATTTGCTTTTAATGCATTTGCTTCTATTGCCATATAAACCTCACTTCAATAAATCAGCGATATCGTTTTTAATCGCTAAAACTTTTTGTATCCAATCAGGAGATCCAAAATGCTGCGGCGGTGCGCCTTTCGTTTGAATCTCTGATGTTATTTCGCACATTTTATCAAGGACTTTTTTCAGGCTTTGTTTTTTTGTCTCAAACATAATCAGCGCATCAACATCAACACCGATCTTTACACCTTCGCCATCGGTAATAACGATCTGATCCTTTTTGAATTCTCCGGCATCATATTCATCAGACCAGATTCCGGCGATGTAAGGATATGCTAAATTCCAAGCGATAAACTCCACAACAACAACGCTGTTTTCCGGTGGGATTGCATACAAGCCTTTCCCTTTTTTCCCTGCCCAAATCGGATTGATAGGTACTTCGGAAATTTCCCGATCCGTTTCTTCAAGCGTTCCTGCAGTTAAAACTTTCACGTCACATGAATATTTATTTTTTCCCGGCCCTTCATAG